TCATGCGGGCCACGGTCCAGATCGACCACCGGATGATCACCCTCATCCCCGACATGGAGAAGTCCAACGAGAAGGACGGACTGAAGCTGAAGCCGGCCGCGATGGTCGCCCAGGGAACGGGAGTGGTCGTCGCCGTGAGGGGCAAGGAAAGCCTCATCGTCACGGCGGCCCACGTCTGCAAGCCCCAGGACACCGTCCACGTCCAGCTGACCAAGGAAGTCGGGGTGGACGCTCCGGTCCTCGGGGAAGACTTTTTGATCTGGAACATGGAGCTCGACCAGATGGCCGCCCAGGCGCTGGTCATCGACGAGCTGAACGACGTCTGCGTCATGCGGGTCCTCGGGGTTCCGGGAGACGTGGTGGAAGTGGCGACCCAGGACCCGCCCATCGGAGCGAGAGTCACGGCCGTCGGCAGCCCCCATGGCTTCCTGAACTATCACCGAGCCTTCGTCACGGACGGTCGGTACGTCGGCGCCCAGCAGTACAAGGACCATCCCCACTCGGACACCGTGGCCCTTCCAGGGACGCACGGGTGCTCCGGCGGTGGGGTGTTCTACCGGGGCAAGCTCTTCGGGGTCATGTCAAGGATCCGAGAAGAGTTCCAGGAGATCGTCATAATTGAAGGAGACGCCCCGCTCAGGGACGCCATCAAGAAGGCAAGGAGCCTCTGGAAGCCGTGAACAAGTACGACGACGCACGTCAGGAAGTAGAGTTCGAGCCGATCACGATCGAGACGGTGGACCGCGCCGTGCGTGACTGGTTCGACCGTACCGTCGACGTCGCCGTCGAAACGCCGACCTCTGAGCGCGCCAAGGTCCCCGTCATCTTCAGCTCCGGAGAACGCTACGCCATCAAGAGGAAGGGCATCCGGGACCAGGCGGGCGTCCTCATCCTCCCTCTCATCTCGATCCGGCGTACCGGCATGGACGCCGACCCGAGCATGCAGGCCCTCGGTACTCAGACGGGAAACCTGACGATCGCCAAGAGGATCGATCCGAAGGCCAACCAGCTCAAGAACAACATCCAGCGGGTCACCTCGGCAGGCATCCCGATCATGGGTCCCGGGCCCGGGGCGGTCTACCAGGTGACGCAGGTCCCCTTCCCCGACCGGAACATCTTCAACTACGAGCTAGTCATCCAGACGAGCTACACGAAGCAGATGAACCGGGTCCTCGAGAAGCTCTTCCGGGAGCTGGACATCCGGAAGACCTTCGTGGCTCCCATCATCAACGACGGACGACACTCCGAAAACGGGGAAGAGTTCGAAGATCGCAAGCCCTTCAAGGGAGGGTACTTTGTCGGGTTCTTCGATTCTTCCATGTCGGACTCCTCCAACTTCGAGGAGTTCACGGACCAGGAGAGGATCGTCCGGTACAGCACGTCTTTCAGGGTCCCGGCCAACCTGACCCTTGATACGGAAGGGGAAAAGCCCTCCGTCAAGATCACCAAGACGGCCTACTCCGTCGGTTTCAAGGAGAAGCTGGTATCCCGGGCAGAGTTCAAGAAGATGTTCCCGGACGAGCCAGAATAGACCCCCGAGTTTTTTACCCGAGAATTTTGAGAAAAAGAGGCCGTTGGGCCTCTACCCGTCTATTTAGACTTAGCACGGTGTGAGTTCTATGAATAGAACCGCAACCTTTAGGAGACATCTTACAGATGGCGCAAAAGTTTCTTAGCCCCGGCGTCTTTACCTCGGAGCTCGACCAGAGCCAACTGGCGCAAGGCGTGGCTGGAATCGGCGCGGCGCTCATCGGTCGGACTCCGTTCGGTCCCGCTTTCATGCCCGCCGTCGTCAAGGGATACGACGACTTCGCCCAGCGCTTCGGTGCGGTGGATCCGGAGTTCGCCCTTCCCTACGCCGCTCGCGGCTACCTGCAGAACGCAGGGGCTGCGACGGTCGTCCGTGTCCTCGGACACAAGGACGGCACGGGGACGGTCGCCACGAGCGCGGCCTACCCGCTCGGGTGGATCCCCGGACAGATCGTCGGCATCGCCGACGGTGTGACCGGCAGCGTCCTCCTCGAGCTGCATGCCGCCTTCCCGGTCCAGGTGACCGGAGTGGCCGGCGACCCGAACAGCTTCGTCCTCAAGGTCGTTTCGGGCTCCACCGCCCTGTTCGCCACCACGGCGTCGTTCCTGACGTCCTCGGCGAACTACGTCGGCAAGGTCCTGAACTCGGACCCGACCCTGTGGCCGACCTACTTCCACTACGTCTTCCGCAACCTGAAGTACTCGCGGCCGGCGGTGTCGGCCTCGTGGCTCATCGCCACGGAGCTCTCGGCCGCCAGCTTTCTGCGTGACTTCGAAGGTGGCCAGACCCAGTGGGTGAAGTCGCAGCCGCTCGGTGGCCAGGACTTCAACATGATGCGGTTCTGGACGCGTGGTCACGGCCTCGCGGAGAACGACCGCCTCAAGATCACCATCGCGAACGTGAAGCCGTCGCCGAACCCGCTGGCGACCCCGTACGGCACGTTCGACGTCATCGTCCGTGGCTTCTATGACACCGACCAGCGCGTCCAGAACCTGGACTCGTTCGTCGGGTGCACCATGGACCCGGACTCGGACAACTACGTCCTGAAGCGGATCGGCGACCAGGTCGAGATGTTCGACACGTCGCAGCGCAAGTTCATCCAGCAGGGCACCTGGCCGGCCAAGAGCAAGCTCATCTGGGTGGAGCTCCCGACCGCGACCCAGATCCCGGCCGAGGCGCTCCCCTGGGGCTTCCGCGGCTACATCGATCCGCAGTTCGCGCCGCTCTCGGCGTCGGCTCCCGGACCGTTCATGCAGGACATGCCGTACGTCCAGACCCAGAAGGACCGCTTCGGCAACCTCGACGCCAACACCGCCTGGGGCATCCAGTTCCTGTCGGGTGGCATCGTCGACCGCATGCGTCCGCTACCGGACTCCATCGAGTCGTCCAACCTGGTCAACCAGGACGGGGACTTCTCGCTGAGCAACCTCAGCGGTTCGTACCAGAACGGACGGCAGCTGTACGCCTACGTTCCCGGCTACGGCCTCTACCAGGTGCCGGTCTACCAGTCGGCCTCCCTCCACAAGTTCACGCTGCCCTTCCGCGGCGGACACGATGGCTGGGACATCCGCGTGGAGGACCCGCTGTACCTGAACAACGTGGACGATGAGACGATCATCGGCGTCATCGCCGAGAAGCGTGCCGTCGACACGGTGGCCAACCCGGACGCCTACGACATGAACCTCCTGGCTCTCCCGAACCAGGACAACCTCAAGATCACCGACTACGGTCGGACGATGGTGAACAACCGTCAGGACGCCCTGTACATCATGGACGTCACCGGCGCCAGCGTGAACGAGGTCGTGGGGCAGCTGCAGGCTCGCCAGATCGATGACAACTACACGGCGTGCTACTACCCGGACATGAAGCTGAACGACACGGTCAACAAGAAGATCGTGCGCGTGAAGCCCTCGGTCGCGGTGGTGGCGGCGATCGCCTTCAACGACCGCACCGCCCAGCCGTGGTTCGCCCCGGCCGGTCTGAACCGCGGTGGTCTCAACCAGTTCGGCATCATCGACGTGGTGGACCGCCTCACCTTCGACGACCGGAATGTGCTCTACGACAACCGGATCAACCCGATCGCGACCTTCCCGGATACGGGCATCTCGATCTTCGGCCAGAAGACCCTCCAGGTCGCGGCCTCGGCTCTCGACCGCGTGAACGTCCGCCGGCTCTTGATCTTCGCCAAGAAGACCATCGCCTCGGCCGCCAAGTACCTGGTCTTCGAGCCGGACAACCCCCAGACCTGGGACCGCTTCCTGAAGCTGGTCAACCCGATCCTCAAGAAGGTGCAGCAGGACCAGGGCCTCAACCGGTTCAAGGTCGTGATGGACTCCACCACGAACACGCCGGACATCGTGGACCGGAACATCATGGTCGGCAAGATCTTCCTCGAGCCGACCAAGGCGGCGGAGTTCATCGACCTGAGCTTCATCATCACCGCACAGGGCGTCGAGTTCGGCTCGTAAGAGCCGCCTCGGCCTTGTAGGAGATAGAAATGCCTGCAGTCGGTGATCTCTACTTCGGTGCCTACTCCGGATCCGCGAAGGCGGCGGCCACCAGCAGCGTCCAGCTGCTGGCAGCCGACGTCAACCGGAAGGGTCTGATCGTCTTCAACGACTCCCCGAACATCCTGTTCCTGAAGTTCGGAGCGGCAGCGAAGACGAACGACTACACGCTTCAGGTGGCTCCGGCCACCAAGTACGAGTCGCCCTGGCCGCTCGTCCCGCAAGGGGTGATCTCGGGAGTGTGGGGCGCCGCCTCCGGCTCCGCCTACGTCACCGAGATCACCTAACGGGCAGAGGTAACCAGTGACTTGGCTTGCCGAAGCATACGTCACCGGGACTAACGGCCTCCCCATCAATCAGCTGGGTCTGGCCGTCTATCCTCTCGGTAGCGGCCTCTCTGGATCGGTCCCGGTCACCATCATCGGGACGGACCCGATCCTCGTTCAGGTCACTGCCTCCGTCGGTCAGTCCGTCGCCGTCAACAACTTCCCCGCCGTCCAACAGGTAACGGGTTCCGTCCTCACGGCTTCCGGATCCTTTGTCGAGCTCCTCCTCGGCGGCCAGCCGCTCTCCACAAACAATCCTCTTCCGATCTCTGGAACAGAGGTCAACGTCTCCATCAAGGGTGGGGTGCAGGTCTTTGTCTCAGCCTCCGTCCCGCTTTCTGTATCTCAGGCCACATCGTCCATCCCCTGGATCATCTCGGGCAGTACCGACATCACAAACTTCCCGGCGGTCCAACAGGTCACGGGAACGGTCGGTCTGTCGGCGGCTGACATCTTCCCGCCCGAGATGGTCGGGTCTTTCGGCGTCCTCCTGGCAAACTCCGAAGTTCCGATCGTCAACATCGCCTTCCCGTACGGGATCCCCTTCGAGCAGGTCCAGGCCAGCGGTGTCTTTGGCGGCACCGTCGGTTGGGCCAACGGCATCGCCAGCGTGCAGGCCGGAACAGGATCCAAGGGAGCCGCCAGTTTCGAGACAAACGACGCGTGTCGCTACATCGCCGGCCAGGGCGTCAGGATGAAGTTCGCCGGGATGTTCGCCCAACCGGTGGTCAACTCCATGCAGGAGATGGGCATCGGCGAGGACATCGACGGGTTCTTCTTCGGCGCGTCGGGAAGCAACTTCGGAATCCTCCGTCGGCAGAACGGCAAGGAGTTCTGGACGTTCACGAGTTCTTTCAGCTACGACAAGCTGGACGGGACCGGACCTTCGGGGATGCAGATCGACGTCACCAAGGGAAACGTCTACGAGATCGACTACCAGTGGCTCGGCTTTGGCGCCGTCAACTTCCTGGTCGAGAACCCCGACAACGGGAAGTTCATCCCGGTCCACCAGATCAAGTACGCCAACGCGAACGTCATCCCGAGCATCGCGAACCCGATCCTGCCGCTTCGCATGGCGGTCAAGAACTTCGGCAACACGACGAACGTCTCTGTCTCCGCGTCGAGCATGGGCGTCTTCACCGAGGGAGCCGAGCCGCTCGAGCACGGCAACCGTCGGAGCTTCAGCAACAATAAGATCAACGTCCTGACCGAGATCTCCATCTTCGCTCTCCAGAACGGCGACCAGTTCAACGGTCGAAGGAACCGTCTCAGGACCAAGATCGACTTCTTTGGCGGATCGAACCGGCAGAACAACACGAACGTCGAGTGTCGGCTGATTCTGAACCCGACCCTGGGAACATCGTCTTTCACGCCGATCGCGCCCGGTCTTTCGCCCATGTCTGTAGACATCGCCGGGTCCACCTTCACCGGCGGACGGGAGCTCTTCAACTTCCAGCTCGGCCCCGCGGGAACCCAGAACTTCGATCTTTCGGGCTACGAGCTCCGGATGGATCCAGACGACATCCTCGTCGTGGCAGGTTCGGGGTCGGCCAACAGTGGTATCTCGGTCTCTCTCGCCTGGGTGGAGGAACTATGATGCTGGAAGTCTTCTTCCGGGATCTCGTCTCTTCTCGTCTGGATGAGCCAGTCCGGGGCTACGTCGTCTCCATCCTTGTAGACTACACCACCCAACCCATCTCCAGAGAGCCGCTCTGTCTAAGACTTGGCGACCTCTCTGCGAGACGGGTAGTAGTCCTCAAGGAGGTGGGCGACGAGGCCCTTCTGGTCTCCGGCTTTCTAAGGGGCCCAGATCCAAGGTATTATGCCCAGATCGGGTCCGCGGCCTATGCCGAGCTGTCCAACCGGATCCGGGACCCTCTCTTCCGGCTCATGGCCCACGGGTTCCCCGACATCCAGGGGGCCCTGGCAGAGGTTCGGCGTGAGCTCACCCTCCAGGGGACGGACTACCTGGCCCTGGTAAGGGAAGCCCATCTGGGAGCCTCGGAGAAGGCCTGGAAGCGCCTGGAAAGCCTTGGCCTGGTGCTGCCCTCCTAACCTGCCTATTCTTCTACTCCGAATCGTTTCCCGAAATTCCGACCGAAAACTCGCGTCAACAGGTATTTAGACCTGAAGGGCGTCTCACACAATTGGGACGTCAGCACTTTAGGGAGAACATAGAAGATGGCCGAGACGCTCGATACGGCGCACCTCTTGGCGAACAACTACGAGCCGAAGAGGAAGTTCAGGTGGGTCCTCCAGATCGACGGCATCGATGCGTTCGTCATGAAGACCGCTGCTCGCCCGCAGCAGACGTTCGAAGAGACCGTCATCGACTTCATCAACACGAAGCGGTACGTCTCTGGCAAGGGGGCGTGGAACCCGATCGCGTGCACGATGCACGATCCGATCGCCCCGTCCGCCTCGCAGAAGATCATGGACTGGGTGCGACTCAACTATGAGCCGCTCACCGGACGCATGGGCTACGCGTCCTTCTACAAGAAGGACATCAGCCTCAAGCTCCTGGATCCCCAGGGGACGGTGGTCGAGCTGTGGGACATCACCGGAGCGTGGCCGCAGGACGTGAACTTCGGTGACCTCGACTACGCCTCTTCGGACAACGTGGAAGTAAGCTTCAGCCTCCGATTCGACAACGCGACCCTGCAGTTCTAAAACGAGGGTCAACGACGGTAAGGCACCAGGGGCGGTCCGAAAGGGCCGCCCTTTTTTTTGTGTACTTTTGGTGGGAGTGTGGTATAATTCTATTCACGATGACGATCTCACAACTGCTTCGGAAGATCAGCAAGCTCAAGGGCGAAGTTCAGGAGCAGCGGGCGCGGGCCCAGGCTGCCACGGTCTACAAGGAGAAGGAGCCCCCGGCCTTCTCTTTCGAGGACTCCATGTGCGGCGCAGACCGCGCGGTGGAAGACCTCGTGACCTTCGAGGCGGCCCTCCGTCGGGCCAACTCTCTCACCACGGTGAGCCTGGCCGGTGGGAAGACGATCACCCTCTCCGAGGCGACCTGCCGCCTGCAGGAGCTGAAGGGCCGGATCGCCTGGCTGAAGACGCTGCCGTCGCAGGCGCAGAACAAGCGGTTCGTGGACTCGGTGGAGTACGACACCCTGGCCGAGAAGCCGCACAAGGTCACCACCACGTACGTCTGCCCGTTCCCGGAGGCGATGCGCTCCTCGGCCATCCGGTCCGCGCAGGAGGCGTTCGACAGCCTCAATGATCTCGTAGAAACGGCCAACCACCAGACGGTGGTCGAGCTGT